ACCTCCCCATAAAACTTTCCGTTATCATACCAAAATCTCATACCCTTAGCTTCCGTATCACTCATGAGCTGCATTGTTATAGGATCCACATAAAAATGCGGAACCGATATCTTAGCCGTTGCATCAACCTGATCCTTCAGACTTTTCGTCTGCTGATAATACCATTTCGCATTGTCCTCTGTATCCTCTGGTATAACTCCGCCATCAGAATAACGCTTTGCCATCAATGCGCTGTCCCTGGCTTCTCCAGCATACTGATTCGCTGCTGCCTGACTGTTCCCTGCTGCTGTAGCCTTCTGCGTGGCAATCTGCTCACTGGCTCCTGCTGCCGTAGCTTTTGCCGTTGTAGTTATAACATCAGCTGCCGTCTGATTCGCTGCCGAGGTAGCCGCTGCAGCCTTTGTAGTAGATATCCCTGCTTGCGTAGTGGATACTGCTGCACTATCTACTGCAAGCTGGGCATTCTGACCGGAAGTTGCCGCATCCTCTTTTGTCTTCTCATAATACCATTTGGCATTATCTGTTTCACTACCCGGAAAATCTTCATCACCAATAGCGTACCGCTTCGCATATTTCTGATACTGTAAGGCTGCGTCCCTTGCGGCCTGAGTATCAAGCATATATTGCCTGAATTCCGTCTGTATGGCAGCGTCTAATTTCGACATGGTCACGGATCCGTCCACAATCTCGGCAGTAATTGTCCTGTTCAGGATTTTCATGGAAATAGTTGGTGTACTATCCACAGTGTAAACAAACCTGGTAAGGTCAATTATTTTCTGCGTTCCGTCTGCCAGTGTAAGGACTAATTTATCATCGTCTGTAATATCAAAGTTTACAACAACCTTTTCTATATCCAGATCATAAGTCTTTACCGTACCATTTTGATAGGTTATTGTTAATATTCCGTTATCAGCATCGACTGTAATATCTTTTACCAGAGTGTTAACCAGGGACTTATCTGCCTTGCTTGCGTCCATTTGCACAAGACGGTTATCACCTTCTTTAATACCATTTTCCATCTTCAGCAGGTGAGTCCTGTTAATTGCGGTTTTCTGTGACGGCCAGTTTTCCCAATCAGTAATACTGTAATATGGTTGCAAAGCCATTAACCTTCACCTCCTGCGCTTTCTCTTGCTGGACTGGCATTGTTTTGAGCGGTACACGCTCCCGTAGTTTTCTCTGGTTCCTTTATTTCTCCCTGTGTTCCAGATTCCAACATCTGCGCAATAGCCGCAACCTGCCTTGCGTTCTGAATTCCAATTACAGTGATCCCATTAAGCATGTATTTCATCTGTAAAATTTGCTCTTCCGTAAACGTAATAACTTTTTCCAAGGTTTATCCTCCTTTCGGGCATACAAAAAGAGCGGGGAACTAATCCTCGCTCTGTGTAATGTTTTATTTAGTTATTCGGGGCTACTTCAATAACCACTTGGCCTTCTCTTATCCAAGCACCATCGGGGCCGACCGTGTAACCGTCGGGGGTAGTGGCATCGTGGAGCATATAGCAATACTCGTCAAAGTAGTACCACTTTCCATCAGCCGGATCATGGAACCAGGTATTTTGTAACGCCAATCCCTCATTATCAAGATATATCCATGCCCCGTCATATTGACGATGGTACCATGTGTTTTTTATCGGAAGATAATCCTCATTAATCGCTGACAATCTGGGTCTGGTTTCGTTTTCTCCTAATGGTCTTCGATCTTCTGCGAAAGCTGTTATGTTTAAAGTAAAGATCAGCATTGCAACAATAAAGAGCATTTTTTTTATTTTCATAATTTCTACCTCCGATTTTCTTTTATAATAACATACGAATTTATGATATACAACTGCCAGATAGATTAATGTCCTAAGTTTTCTATCATGTTATATAGATAATCAAGTGCCCCGAATAGTGTATAATCTTGCCACCAGTTATCACCATGCAGTACGCAATCCCCATTGATCTTCCTTGCGCTAACAAGCGGCGTCTCCAAGTGATGGTCGGATAATACAGTGGTTCCTGCTTTAGAGCTCAAAGTTATTGCCGCATATTTGCCAAAAGGACCGCCTTGAGCTGTTTGAATAACCATAGAACCGTCATTAGATCTTAATAAGTTGCTATTGTCAGTACTCACATAATAATCGCCAAATCCAACGGCACTACCGTTTGCATAAAATGTTTCCGATTCCAGATTCCCAGAAAAAGTGCCATTTATCGCCCTGATATTCCTACAGGTTAACACTCCATCTTTCGTCATGCTGGAATAGTTGGATTCCCATGATAAACGGTTTGTTTTAAGAATAATGTCGTCCGGTTCAATGGATAACTGAGAAGAAACATCTCCTTTGCTTACTTTTGCAAGGATCTGCTCAGCCGTCTGGATAAATCTTGAATTCGTATCATTGGCGAGATTAGTCACTGACAAGGCAATCTGATCCGCTTTAATACTCAATGTTGATTCTGCCTGCTGCGCCCTGGTTACTTCTGCAATGATCTGGTTTGCAGTAATTACAAACTGTGCTTCTGTGTATTCTTTGAGGTCCGTTACCCGGACAGACACTTCCTCCACGGATTTTTTTATGACTGCCGCTTTCCCTTCAAGTTGAATTATCTGTGTCTGGACTCCAAAGTTTTGTTTCCTTTCTTTGGTTCCGCTTGCTTCGTAAGTGTCCAGCATACCCTGAATACCTTTTAAGGTTCGCTTAAGGCAGTAGGTTTCTATTACATCGTCAGAGGTATAGCAGATGATACCGTCACCCGGTTCCACCCAAGGGAACCCCTGTGTCACAATCTTACACGGTCTATAAATTTTTCCAGAAATATTTTGGTGTACGGTAGCTGCTATATTCATCAAATCGGTGGCTGATTTGCCATACACAAGGAAGTTGCCCTGTATGGTGTAAGTATTAGTACCCGGACCGTAGGAAGCGCCCACGTCACCCTCCTCCTGTCTGATCTGTACCTTATCTATACCATATACAAGAAAATCCTCATATGTTGTCCCTGATGGATTATAATACGACAAGGTTTCACCTTCTAATTCAGAAGGAAATAAATCTTCAGCAGGATAAAGTTCTTCAGACGGAAACAATCCTGATGCTCCTAGGGAAACATACTTAAACCTCCCCGCGACATCCATTTGCCCGAAGCACCCGTTTATTTCACAGATTGCCCTTATAACGTCAAGCCCATATAACTGTGATGGATCAATGGTCTTTGTGATCTGCATATCGTCCAAGGGAAGTGCTGCATCCTGTTGTTGAATTCCTACATAATTACACAAGGAATCCCGAAACTGTTTTAAGGTCATTGGAAATGTAAGCCCCTGGTACCACACCGAAACGTCAGACTGGAATCCCCTCATGCGGTCATAAGCCACAATCTTACGTTTGCTCACATCTGCCTGTCGCACAAAACTGTCAACCTTATATATTCCCAACATCATTTCATAATTACCAACCTCAACCGAAAGCATGAATTCTTTTCCAGTAACGTCCATAGTGACATCTGACACGACAATCTCTAACTTTGCAGCGTTGCATTCACCAAACTTTAAAGATTCGCTTGCGCAGAGCATTTGGTTGAGTGTAAAAGATTCTGAAGATATCTGATCTTTGTCAATTAACAACATTGGGGTATCATCTATAGGGAAAAGATCATCGGACGGCCAGACGTTTTCTCCCGGATAAAGTAAATTGATTTTTCCGTCATAAAATCTCAACCTTGCCGTCTTTACTGTTTCTTCAAAAATGTTATTTTTCCGGTATAAATCCTTTATTTCTTCCGGAATAACAATCATGCTTTTACCTCCTCTAATATTCTATAAGTTCAAATGTTATAGGCCGATATAGTACTGTGTTTTCATACGGCATTAGAACATCAAACTCCACATCGGGTATGTAAAAATCCCCGGTAGTATAAACGTTTGTTTCATCATTCCAGTATTCGATATTTGCAAGTGTACGATTCGGAAGTAACGCTTGTAACTCGATTTTGTCCTCCAAAGATAGGGGAGGAGTGGTGAAAGTAATTGTGGATCGTGTATGCGGTAAGACGTTCCGGTGTGTTAACCCGGTCTGATCTGTCCATGGATTTAAGTCTGATTGCCGGTTTGGTGTTGATTTATAGGACTGGAAAAACCTTTTACTGACAACCGCCCCTGATACCTTCATTAAGTACCCCTGGTAATTTGTAGCCATAAACTTTCACCTCCTTCCTTATGTAAATGCTGAATAACCGTTTTGGCTTATATAATTACTGTTTTGATTCCTCACAGCGTCAAACATTTCTTTTGCTGTTGGCAAGGCCTGTGGATTCTGCTCACTGATAACCTTCAGGAAAGATTTCATTTCCCTTAAAAGCATAAGCATTTCCACTGTTGCAAGGTTGCTACCGCCGTTCTGCACTGCTTTATCAAGCAACTCCTGTAACTTGTTTTCTGGTGCCACAACCTCACCATATCTGGTATTATCACCAATCATGGCAAGCTGTGGTGTATTTGCTTTTACAAATCCGCCCTGTGCCAGTCTTGGGATTGAAACCTCACTAAGCTGTGGTATGTCAAATCCAAAACTATCAAATCCCACTATACCAGCTATTTGCGGTGGTACATCAACCTTAAATCCGCTAATTGCTTCGGCGATTTTATTGACCGATTTGACCACACCATTTGCCATCTTTTCCACTCCACCTATAATATTATTGATGGAGGTTTTTATCGAGGACCATATCGCATCAAATATACTAGACGTTGTGGTTTTTACACCATTCCAAATCTCTTCCCATTTATTCTTTATTTCAGTTAGCTTTTGTATAATACCGTTCTGGATATTATTAACCGTTGTTGTTATAGAGGTTTCTATTTGAGTCCATGTATTTGTAAGGTAGTCTTTTATGCCGTTCCAGATTTGTTCCCAGATTGACTTTATTATTCCAAGGAATGTCTGAATCAAAGAATCCATAGCACCTGTAGCAGTATCTACAATGTCCTCCATAGCCGCCCATATGCCGTCTGTAAAGGTTTGCAAACCCTCCCACGCTGTTTTCCAATCTCCTGTAAATACCCCGACAACAAAGTCAATTAAACCGCCAAGTGCTGTAAGTATATCACCTACAATGTCGCTTATGCCCTCAAACAGATTAAAAAAACCGTCTGTGGAGTTCTCAACAAAATCAGCAATGACAGGCGCCGCCACGTCCATAAACCAAAGGATAAAAGGTTTTAGAATGTTATTCCATAATACTGCAATCGCATCTGATATCTTTGAAGAAAAATCCATGAACTTATCAATTAGTGGAGATAGATATTGGTCTCGAAACTCTCCAAACCTATCAGAAATGTCAGCTAAGATCGGGAGAAAATAAGTATTGTAAAGTTCTAAGAATTTGGTTGCTATCTCTGTAAACCCTTGCGTAAATGAATCAAGCATAGGTTTAATGTGAGCGTCATAAGTTTCGTTTATCTTTGTAAAGATTTCTTCTACAATAGAACCAATTTCTGAAAACAACGGTTCAATTGCAGTGAATGTGCTCTCCAAAGAATTTTTAAGCAAATCCTTATTCTGGACAAATGGAGAGGTTATCAAGTTTAAGATATCCCGGCCAAATTTCCCGGCCAGTTCTGTTACACCCATAAAGGCATCTGAAAAGACACCAATGATATCAGCAGTTATCTGCTTTGCGCTGTCACTTCGGAATGCTGAAAAAATCTCTGCAAATGCCACATTGTAGTTACCAACTATATCAGCTATTTCCCCGCCGATATCAAACATGGACACAAGGTAGTCTTTAATCCGGTTACTGTTTTGCTCCAGGTACTTATCAATTCCGCCCAACAGATTATCCGCAATGGTAGCCCCAACGGAAGCCATGCTACCGGCAGTTTTTCCTAGATTAAGAGCAATCCGGTTTCCGAAATCATTCGCAGACTCTAAAACCGCAGGATCCATAAAGATATTTTTTAAGCTCTGCCCAATCCCCAAGACTGATTGCTGAATACTGTCCAGCACAGAAGTATCCCCGAAACCAATATTAAACCCACCTTTGAAAAGGCTAGCAAGTTCGCGCGCCCTATCAATCAGAGCTTGGTATTTATTGCTTAGTTCATCTGCTTCGGTATCCAGGGTACCCATGTCAAATTCATCGGCTGCGTATCCACCAGAACCACCACTACCACTGCTCCCGCCAGATCCAGAACCAGATGTAGTTACAACATTGAGTTTATCTATACCAGACAAGCCCTCTTTCGCTTGCTTCCCTGCCTTCTGCGCCGCGCTACCCACACCACCAACAGCACTGGACGCATCATCTGCGGCATTGGCTACATCTTCCATGCCTGCTGTTGCTACCGACGCGCCACCCCCAGAACCCTTCTTTCCAGTAACCATCTCTGTAAATGCTTTGAAAGCATTGGCGAGGCTCATTAGTTTCCCGATAATGGTATTAATCACCTGGATTATTGGGGTAAGCACATTAATGAGTCCCTGACCGATGGTAGCTTTTAGGGAATCAAACTGCAATTGAAGGATTCGAACTTGGTTGGCCCATTGATCGCTTGTTCTGGTAAAATCCCCGGTAGCAAGTGCTAGCTGATCCTGTACAAACTTATATCGTAAGGCTACCTTTTCGGCTTCTGTCATTTTAGCTGTTACTTTTCCGTAGCCGTTTGCCATTGCGTAAGCGTCAAGGGCGTTCTGGGTCATTACGATACCCAGATCCTTTAGAGTCTCCGTCTCGCCCGTGAATACTGATTTCAGCTTTGTGTAGGCTTCGTCTTGTGACAGGTTGTAAAAGGACGCTACATCTCCAGCCAGACCGGTCAAGGTCGTGGACATATCATAGGCAGCACTCTCGGAAAACCCGAAAGCCTTTGCCATGGCTCCAAATGTACCCGTGAATTTCTTTGCCATAGTTTCTGACAAACCAAATGATTGAGCGGCATTCTTAGCAAACGCATCTACCTGTCGGGACATTTTGGGGAAGGTTACATCAACAACGTTCTGTACTTCCGTAAGATCAGACCCCAATTCAATGGCGCTTTTCCCAAAATCAATAATCTTTTTAACAGCAAAAGCGGCAGCCAGGGCCTTGCCTGCCTTAGTGGCTAAGCCCTGAATGCCGTTCATTTGCTTATCAAAACTATTCTTATTTACTACGAGGTCAAGACCGATCTGACCTACGCTTTCAGCCATAGATTGCATCACCTCCTATCCACACAGACTTGCAAACATCTGCTCCAGCGCATTCATTTCCTGTTCATAGGTTGCTGGATTCATGGTTTCTGCCTTTCTGTTACGCCATTCGTTATATATGCGTTTCTGGTCCTTGCTAAAATTATCAATGACATTCTTATCTGTTTCTGCCCGGATTGCTACCATTCGCCCCAGAGGCGTTTCAGGATCAATCCCAGATAGTAGGGCCTTGAATTCGTCCCAGCTTACAGTTTCAAATTCTTTGGTTCGTATTCTCAACCCGTACTGCGTAAGAAAACTGGAGACAATTAAGTCCCAGTCCTCAAAT